CCTAGTACATTTACAGATGCTACTGATTCGACCAGCACAAGCACAGGGTCGGTTGTTATTTCTGGTGGATTAGGTGTAGCCAAAAACTTATACGTAGGTGGAAACTTAATTGTATCCGGCACTACAACTACTATTAACACAGCTAATTTAAACATTGCCGATAATCTTATAACTTTAAACAGCGATTTTACCAGCGGTACACCTACTGAAAATGCAGGTATTGAAGTTAAACGTGGCGCACAAGCTACCACTGCAATTCGTTGGTTAGAAAATGGAACCAGCGGTAAGTGGCAAATTACCAATGACGGAACAAACTATTACGATATCCGTTTTGGTTCAGCAACTATCAGTTTGAGTACAGAAACATCTGGAAATTATGTGGCCGCAGTATCCGCAGGAACAGGTATTACAATTAGCGGTAGCGGAGCAAGCAATGCTACTGTTACTGTTACTAACGCAGGTGTAACCAGCAACGTAGCAGGTACAGGTATTAGCGTAAGTGGAGCAACTGGCGCTGTTACAATTACCAACACAGGCGTAACTAGTATATCTGCTACAAGTCCAATTGTGGCCAGTGCCAGCACAGGCGGTGTTGCACTAAGCCACGCAAACAGCGGTGCTGTTAGTGGAACATACGGAGCTGGTAATGCTATTCCAGTTATTGCAGTTAACGCTACTGGACATATTACAAGTCTAAGTACAACGACATTAAGCGCACTACAAACAGTACAAGCAGTCGATAGTGATAGTGGATATTCATGGAGCTCAACTGGAACCAGCGCAGTTGGAACTAACCTCCGTGTAGTCAGCGGTACTGGTATTGACGTTGACGTAGATACTGCTAACGTTGCTTTACGTGTAACTAACACTGACAAGGGTAGCAGTCAAAGTATTTTTAAAAATATTGCGGATAGTGGCGGCACAGTACAATTCAGTGCAGGATCAAACAGCGACAATCTAAGATTTGCAGGAGGCGGCATTGCTAGTGTAAGTTTTAATAGTACCAATAAGTCAGTAACTATTACAGCAACAGAAGCAGATACATTAAGTAGCGTAACTGGCCGCGGCAATAGTACAGGTAGTGCAATCAGTATTACTAATACAACAGGTAGCTCAGGTACAACTACTGGTGCTTTAGTAGTCAGTGGCGGTATTGGAGCAGGCTATAGTAACTTTGCTGGCCTAGGCACAACTGCAAAAATTACACCGCGTATGACAGGTGTGTCATTGGCCTCAGGCAACAGTAGTCAACTTGAAATTAACAACGCAGGTAGCGGAGCATGTAACATCAGTTTCCATAGAGAAGGCGTATACGGTGCTCACTTTGGTTTAGACACCGATAACTGGTTCAGCACATATGGCTGGAGTGCAGGCTCTGGTTATACAGCTATGCGCCACGGTGAACTAGATGTTCGTGGCGGCATTACTGCTACAGGCGAAGTTACTGCTTATTCGGATGTTAGACTAAAAGAAAATATTCAGTTAATTCCAGATGCTCTAAACAAAGTCCTTCAACTTCGTGGTGTAACATTTACTCGTATTGACACTAAAACACATGGCACTGGTGTAATTGCTCAGGAAGTACAAAAGGTATTACCAGAAGCAGTTAAGGTTGGACATGAAGATGATATTCTAACTGTTAACTACGGAAGCATGGTAGGTCTATTGATTGAAAGTATCAAAGACCTTAAAGCAGAACTAGATGCTGTAAAAGCAGAATTAGCAGAATTACGCGGCCAGTGATCGGCAAGCTACAAACTTGCCTTTCCAGCGTTTTAACTTCGGCATCCAATATAAAGCCGCTGGCTCGTATTCTTCATATTGGGAATAATATTGACACCTGCTCATGTCTAAGTCACAGGCACGAATTAAACTTTCTCTGAAGTCGTGATCATAAATTAGTTGCTTTGATACTGCTGTAGGATTTTCTATATTAAAGCAATGAGATACTTCAAAGTACCATCTTTGAACATAACTGACATTGTCCCGGTAAAGTCGATTAAGATAAGGATTAAAAAATTGTTTAGACCAACAATGAAGAAGATCTATACTTCTAAATTCGACTAGTTTATACTGCGGCTGAGCGGGCGGCGTAATAGGGAATGGTATTACTTTCGCTGTCATAATCTTTTGTTCTTATATGTTTGATCATTGCATCTAATTTGTTTCTAAAACTTTTACTCAGCAATAAATTTCTAGCACCCTGATGCAATGGTTTGGGCCATTGACCTAAATTAATCCAGCAGTAACCTGCACTTTCGTGATTAATATTTGGAATGAATTCTTCTTGAACTACACAACAAAAACTGTCATAAACAAATCCGCCGTCTTTGCTTTTATATTGATGCAATGGATATACTTTGATTAAGTCGGGAACAAAACCAACTTCTTCTTGAATTTCTCTCATTAGTGTTTGAATGGGTCGCTCACCTTTTTCTCTTTTACCGCCCCATAGGCTCCATGTTAAAGGAAAACTAGAATCTGTACTACGCAACTGCATTAACACTCTGTTAGTGTCTATGCTATAAAAGATTGCACCAGTTGCGCTAATAGTTTTCACAAATACAGTCTCCAGTAACCTTCTTTATAAATGCCTTGATAAACATCGATCCATTCGCCGCCAACCCATTTGTATTTTAACATTGTGTTAGCATTAGTAACAATATTTAGTTCCTGTTCTGTTTGACTGTTAAATGCAACATACCAGTTAGTTCCATTGAACTCGATGATATCATTGGCCTTAGCTCCTACATTATTCCACTGAGGAATATTAGGAGTATCTGCAACTAACAAGTAACGTTGTCCTATAGCCGCGTTAGGCAAATTACCAGTACCGGGTGCATTTTTACTAGGATCAATAATACCATTGACTAAGTCTAGTGTGTCGTTTGGCATAGTATTTTGGTCAATAGTAAAATGTAGTCTAGTAGGATCACTGTCATAGGCTATAGTGCCAATGATATCTGTATCTTTGAATCCTGGATTTGGAGATTCGCTGGGCCTTAGTCTAAGTTGACTAACTCCAGGACGAAGTTCTCCGTACGGTTTAATTTCGTTTAACCATTCTAAGCCAACATTTTGTCCTGTGCTGTTTAACAGATATACTTTATTGCCTTCTACTTCTATTTTGCGATTTTCATAAGTCAATACCAGATATGATTTAGTAGTTGGTTCGTCGGTGGTAAAAGTTTCTGGAAAAGTATCTAAATCATATCCGCTAGTAGCAGTTTGAATGCTACCTATAATGTTATAGATAAGAACTTGACGTTTAACTTTAGCAGGAGGATTGATCCAAATTGGCATTATAAAAGTTACTGTAGCAAAATCTAGTTGCTCGTCATTGCCTACTGGTAAACTACGATTACTCCATTGCACATTAGTCATTTCAACGTAAGTTAAAGCACTCCAATCAAACACGTTTCCGCTACTGCGAATATTAACACCAGGATTAAATGCCACTGCCAATTGCTCTAAGATCTGCATTTTTTGGTCAGTATTACTGGTACAAATGTCGCAAACAACTTCTAAATCATAAGGTACTGGCATATAGCGTTCAACTGTATAAGTGTCACCGGTACTGCTTTCATATACTCCGAGATTTTTATTGTAAGTTTTTTCGTAGACTTGTACTTTGTCTTGATAAGTAGGATTGTTTCTGCGAGCCGAATTCATACTAAATGATTGAATATGAACACTGATCATGGGCACAGTATTCAATGCATTTTCACTGTTATTGGACAATATATGTGCTACCATTCGACTAGTGTCACCGTAACGCACAGGAACTCGTTGAAAAATTTCTGTGCCATTTTTATCTACACCCATGCGAACACTTAGTCCTGCAAACAGGCGCATAAATTGTTCTAGATATCTTTTTATCTGCTGATCATAAAAAAACTGTTGCATTAGTTGTCCGCCTTAGGTTTTCTACTGGTAACAATCTTACTAAGGGCTTGTCTTTCTTCAAACTCGCGTTTGCCAATGGCTGTAAGATTTTCGTTATTAATAAATCCACCGGCATTAATTGTTTTACTGGTCCATGTACTAGTATCAATATTGTCGTACATTCTATGCCAGCGTTTACCTCTGAATTGGAATAAACGATGCGGTTTAAAGTCATTGCGAATATACAAGTCACCTTGATTAGGATCTAACGGAAAGCTGTCGCCAATGGGCACCGGTTGGCCAGGCTCCCATCCAGGAGTTTCATCTGCATAGTTTACTAAATGCTGAGTCAATGGAGTTACTGTCGGACTATTAGATTCCGCTTCAGCAACAATAGCATCTGTAATATCCAATAAAGTGTTTAGTGTTCCTTGATTAGCAGTAATACTATCGGGATCATTAGGATCGCCTAAAATTTGTTTGTATTCTTGACTGTCTGTTAACGGTACACATTTAACACGCCAAATATGCGGCCACCAAGTAGGACTATATCCCTCTTGACCTTTGGCCGCATCTTGCACAACGTAAAACTTACGCATAGGCGCTTTGGTAGTATCTAATGCTGTATCATCAATTTGATGTGGTAGCTCTAGTACATCACCTGCCATGAGTTTTCTGCCCATGCGAGCTATCATGTCGTTGATATGAAAAGTAATAAAAATTGTATCAGTTTGTAAAAATAATCCAAACTGGCTAAGGTCAAAATCAGCATCGCTTACTTGGTAAACACCCCTAAGCTCATAGATATCCTGTTCATACTTGCGGTCCCTGTTTTCCATGAAAATAACGTCTTGAATAGTAATTTCAGGGATGTCTTTGTTTTTTATCTTTTGATCGCTGACATCGGGGCCCAAGTACTTGTGTACATAAACACCAGTACCACCTATTTCAAACTGATTTTTTACGGCACTATCAATGAAATAATAGTCCTTACTTTTATAGTTTCTCCAAAGCGATAAACGTGCCATTTCTTGTCCTAATAGCAATATTTACCTAAATTGACTTTAATAAAAGTATGCGTTATAATAGCAAAATGGAAATCAATACCAGCTTAGATTGGGCCAGCGTAAGTGCAAAATTGCGAGAAAACGCTAGTGCAGTCGGATCCGATCCAAAATTTAACAAAATGTTAAAACATTTGGATGACCTTGTGCGTGTAATAAGTAATTTGGAAGTTGAAATCCGTAGAACCAAAAAAATCCCGTCAAACTATCACAGTTTAGTATCCAAAATTAACGAAGAAATTGCCGAAGTAGAAATGATACTAATGCTAGCGGCACTTTACAAGTAATTGACAAAAACTTATTTTGACTATATAATACTACTTTTACCGGAGACCTGAATGGCAACTCGTAAGTCTGTAGACCCTAATACCAAACATTTTCCAAAACAAGTTCATGCTAGAACAGGAGAAGCCAAATTTGTAGGCGACGAACCAGTATGGCACGAAATGCCCTTTAATCGTCAATCCGGATTGCTACGAGCATTAAATTGGTATAATTATAACTGCGACAGCAAACAGGCCAACGAATTTGTCTATCAGTTTCTAGCGCAATATCCTAAGCGCAAAAAACAAGCAGATTATTTTAAAGCCAACGGCAGTATTCCTACTACGTTCGGCTGGCTAGCCCGTATGATTCGTATGGGTTGGAAACCTACGCTGACTGAGTCAAAACGACTAGTTAAAGCAATTTCTGCCGCTACCCCCGAGACAGTTAAAAAAGTAGAAAAGAAAACTGAAGTAGAAACTTACAAGCCCAATATTCAAGACCGCTTGCGAGAAATGATGCACGAATGTGCAGGGGACATTGAAGGTGGCATTGATGACTTTGTGCTCAGCGGTTGTAAAGAAGATAACATTAGGGCATTTGCTATTTTAAAACAGCACAATTTGCCACAGGTCCAGGCAAATAAAATGCTGACTATGTTTACTCCTAGAATTGCTGAAATTGCAGAAACTCTCGAAGGCAAAGACAAACAACTAGTAGAAGGCTACAGTAACTTTACTAAGGTACAGCTCAAGGCCCTGCTTAAAGCCTACGGACTAATTGTTAAAGATATTGAAAGTTACGTCAATACCAAAAAAGTAACAAGAAAGCCTCGCTTGGCCAAGCCCAAGAGCGCGGAAAAACTCACAGCTAAAATTAAGTTCAAGAAAGAAGATACTGCACTTAAGGTAGTATCGGCACAGCCAACTCAAATTATTGGGGCCAGCGAAGTATGGGTATTCAATACCAAAACACGCAAACTAGGTGTATACGTAGCAGACAGCATCACGGGGCCGTTGGGAGTCAAAGGTACTAGCATTACTGGTTTTGATACAGCTTCTAGCATTCAAAAAACTATGCGTAAGCCCGTAGAACAAGTTAAGGAGTTTATGGGTATGACCAAAGCCGGTGCTAGAAAATGGCTTAAAGGTGTACGTAGCGTAGACACAAAACTTAACGGCAGAATGAACGAAGATATTCTAATTCTCCGCGCATTCAAGTAACGACTCCAAGAGCTATAAATAGTCAATAAGGACTATATTATGGCTCAAAGAGATAAAGTAATTGACGAATTAGAACGCCGTTTAGGCGGTAGCATGGTCGACGTTGAACTAGACCGAGAAGACTATGATTTGTGTATAGATAAAGCTCTCTCAAAATTTCGTCAACGTTCCAGCCGAGCAGTGGAAGAAGCTTATCTTGTTTTAGATTTAGAACAAGGTAAAAGCGAATATATTTTACCTACTGAAGTTATGGAAGTAAGGGTAATATATCGAAGGGTTGCGGGTGGCTTGGCCACAGCAGGACAAGATATCGAGCCTTTTGAAGCTGGCTTTTTGAATACATATTTGCTTAACAGCGCACGAGCCGGCGGCCTTTTAACTTTCGAACTTTACAGTCAATATCGAGAACTAGTAGGACGTATGTTTGGCGCCCATGTTATTTTTAATTGGTACCCACAGCGCCATACCTTACTAATTCATAGAAATATTAGAGCAGACGACAGCGTAATTTTACATGTTTATATGCATCGTCCAGAAGAATATTTGCTAGACGATCCATACGGTGCTCCATGGATCAAAGACTATGCACTTGCACATTGTAAAATGATATTAGGACAAGCTCGTAGTAAATTTGCACAAGTTGCTGGACCCGGCGGTGGCACCACACTTAACGGCGATGCACTAAAAACCGAAGCTCAAGCCGAAATCGAAAAGTTAGAAACCGAACTAACCCAATACATCGAAGGCGGAACACCATATACATTTATTATTGGTTAAACTTGTTCTTGTAGGAAATTGACCCCGGTGCTAAAATATATTATTCATACTGGGGTTTTTTATGATTATCGGAATTTGCGGTTTTATTGGTAGCGGTAAAGATACTATTGCAGATTATCTAGTTAACACACACGAATTCAGACGAGAAAGTTTTGCTAACACTCTTAAAGATGCAGTTAGTTCTGTGTTTAACTGGGATAGGACGTTATTAGAAGGACGAACTAAACAGGCCCGTGAATGGAGAGAACAGCCCGACGAATGGTGGAGTAAACGTCTAGGACGAGAAATTACACCCAGGTGGGTATTACAGTACTGGGGCACAGAAGTTTGCCGTAAAAGTTTTCATGACGACATTTGGATTGCTAGTTTAGAAAATAAAATTAGACAGAGCCAAGACAATGTTGTTATCACCGACTGTAGATTCCCTAACGAAATTAAAAGTATAAAATCTGCTGGCGGATATATAGTTAGAGTAAAAAGAGGCGAAGAACCCGAGTGGTACGATGCGGCCCTTAGCTACAACAAAGGCGAATGGTCAAATATGACTTGGGCTCTGAGCAGGGGTAGATTACAGCAATTAAACGTTCATGCCAGCGAATATTCTTGGGTTGGTACGGAGTTTGATTTTGTGTTTGATAACAACTCGACGCTAAGTAGTTTATACGATCAAGTAGAATTAGCCCTAGATACGATGCAGGCATAATTCTAAAAAACCTATGTTTAGCTAAATAACCCGGTTTTCCGCTAGGTAGCGATAAATATTTGGACATCCAAGTATTTGGACCTAAATAGAGGAAAACACAATATGGCAACATTAGTTTCTCCAGGCGTAGCGGTAAGTGTTATTGACGAAAGTGCGTATGCAAGCGCAGGTCAAGGAACAGTTCCACTTATTATCCTGGCTACAGCGGAAAATAAATCGGTACCTGGCGGAACAGGACTAGCCGCAAAAACACTTAAGAGTGCGGCAGCACAACCTGTACTTTTAACTAGTCAACGCGAACTAGCGCAATTATTCGGCGCCCCAGAATTCAAGAGTTTAAATGGCACACCATTGCATGGTAGTGAATTAAACGAATATGGTCTATTAGCAACTTACAGCTATTTAGGTCTAGCAAACCGTGCTTATGTATTACGTGCAGACGTAGACCTAGCACAATTAGAAGCTACAGCAACTGAACCCGCAGGATTACCAGCTAACGGCACTTACTGGTTAGACACAGCCGATACAGTTTGGGGCCTATTCGAAGCGTCTGATGACAAATGGATAGCAAAAGACATTACAGTATTCGGCGCAGGCCAAGTTACAAATAACAATGTACCTTTAAGCAACTTAGGGGTAAACGGTGACTATGGTGTTGTAGTAACTACCACAGCCAACAACTATTTTAAGAAAATCAACGGTGCATGGTTTGACGTTAACAGCGGTGCCCTAACAACTGCTAGAGGCATTTTCACAACAGTTACCGTTGCTCCTCACTATAATGTTCCTAGTGCAGCCAATGAAGGTGATGTATGGTTTAAAACTACAACACCTAACAAAGGTTTCTCTCCAGCAGTTAAGCGTTACAGTAGCACTACTGGTCAGTTTGCCAGTGTGCCTGTTAGCGTTTATGACAATGACAATGCAGCCGAAACAGCATTTGGTACAGGATTACAAACAGGTAGTGTTTATGCTAGATCTACAGCAAACAATGCTCAGTTTGAACTACGTCGTTATAGTGCCGGTGTATGGGATACACTAGTATACGAAGCAAAAGCTACAGAACCAGTTGGCCCAACAGCAGACGGCACACTATGGTATAATACTGAACTAGTAGCTGACATTTATGTTAAAGCCAATGGCCAGTGGAGAAGCGTTGTTCAAAATGGTAATAGTGTAACTATTGATACAGCTGAACCAGAAAATGCACAAGTAGCTGACATTTGGGTTGATACTAACGATTTAGAAAACTATCCACAAATTAAAGTATATGATGGTAGTGCATGGCAATTGCGTAACAATGCTGACCAAACAACTCCTGATGGTGTAGTATTTGCTGACTTAACAGCTACTCCTGCTGACAATAGCATGATGGGCTTTGGAGCAACTCCATACAGCGAAGAAGATACACCAGATCCATTAACACATCCAGATGGCATGTTACTATGGAACAGCATGGTATCTACTTATAATGTTAAACAGTACAATGCAGCCGAAGGTCAATGGCATACTGTCAGTGGTAACATTAGCGCAGGTCCTAAGGCCGGCGCACCTTACATGGGACGTAAAGCACAACGTCAAGTTGTAGTACGTGCTATGCAAAAAGCTATTACTGAGAACCAACAGATCCGTGAAGAAACAATGGCATTTACATTGATTGCGGCTCCTGGCTATCCTGAATTGTTAGATGAAATGTTAACATTAAATGTTGACCGTAAAGAAACAGCATTTGTTATCTGCGACAGTCCATTGAGATTAGGACCTGATGCATCGGGTTGGGTTGAATGGGTAAACGGTACTAATGCTGGAACAAACGGCGAAGACGGTATTGTTACTAAATCTAGCGAAGCCGCTGTGTACTATCCAAGTGTATTGACCACAGACTTGAACGGTTATGATGTAGTTGCTCCTGCTAGCCATGCAGTATTGCGTACCTATGCTTACAACGACAGCATTAGTTATCCATGGTTCGCCCCAGCTGGTCTAACACGCGGTGTTGTAACTAACTGTTCTAACTTTGGTTATATCAACGGTGAAGGCGAGTTTATGCCATTGGCACTAAACAACGGCCAACGTGATACATTGTATGCTAACAAGATTAACCCAATGGTTAACTTCCCTGGTACAGGCCTAGTAATATTTGGTCAAAAGACTCTAAGTCCTATTGCCAGCGCACTAGATCGCATTAATGTAGCCCGCTTAGTTGCTTACTTGCGTGAACGTTTTGATCCACTAGCTCGTCCGTTTATCTTTGAACCTAACGACACAGCTACAAGAGCAAACGTTAAAACTCTGTTTGATGGCTTCTTAGGAGACATTTTAACCAAGCGTGGTGTCTATGACTTCTTAGTAGTCTGCGATACAACAAATAACACCCCATCACGTATTGATGCTAATGAACTATGGATTGATATTGCAATTGAGCCTACCAAGGCCGCTGAATTTATCTATATCCCAGTACGTATCGTTAATACAGGCGCATTATCATAAAAGCAAAACCCGTGGGATGGGAAGAAGCCTAGCAATAGGCATTAAAAGCCAGGAGAAATCCTGGCTTTTTCTATATGTACATAATTTTCTGCTGAGGTTTTGGCTAAATAAATGTATGTCCGTAAAGGAGTTATTATAACATGGCACAATTATCAAAATTCGGAGTTCCTGGTGGCGATTCACCTCTCCTAATGCCCAAGCTAAAATATAGATTTCGTGTAGTCTTTATTGGTGCAGGTAATGGCTTAATGCCAGGCGCAAACACATTTACTAGTCAAATCGTAAGTGTCGGTCGTCCACAACTACAGCACCAAGCAGTTGAACTAGACGTTTACAACAGTAAAATCTATGTAGCCGGTAAGCACACATGGAGCCCAATTAGCATTACTGTTCGTGATGATGTCAGCAACAGCGTAACTAGTTTAATCTCTGCACAGTTAGGTCGTCAGATGGATCACGCAAATCAAAGCGGTCCATTAGCAGGCGCTAACTATAAATTTGGTTTGTTAATTCAAAGTCTAGACGGCAGTCAAGACGATGTAACTGGCGTAATCGATACATGGAGCTTAAACGGTTGCTTCTTGCAAGACGTTCAGTTTGGCGACATGGACTACAGTTCTAGTGATGCTATGACGATTCAGATGACTGTTCAGTACGATGCCGCAGACTATCAGATTGGTAACGCAGTTGTTCCAAATCTACCTGGTCAGCTAGGCGAACTAGGCTTAGGCCCATCGCTACGTACTACAGGTTCTTCTGCAACAAATGGCTGATTTTGAGCTTAAACAGGATCCTCACTACGCATTTGGTTATTATATTCCGGGGAATAACAAACCCCCGGAATCCCGTGACAAAGACCTTGCTACAACCAACTGGGTTAAATTTAGTAGGATTCCTAGACTTAAACATAACTGGACAGTTGGCTTTGAGCTAAGTCCGGGTGCTACTCAGCTTTTGTCTAAAAAAATAGGATCAGATAGAGTTGATCAATTATTAAGTGAATTAACTCTTAGAGCGCAAAGTGTAGACTTGCCAACTTGGAATATAACTACACAAACTTTAAATCAATATAATAAACAGAGACACGTTCATACTCGTGTTGATTGGCAACAAGTACAAGTAAAATTCCTCGATACTGTTGACAATGCCTTTCAAGCGTTGTTGACGGCCTACATGGAATATTATTTCCCTAACAACTTTAATGATGTTGGCTTCAATGCCATGCAACCAGATCAACTTAAATTAGGTTTTAAAGGCGAATACGGTTTAGCCAGTATCAATGATGCAAATAATAACTTCTTTATCACTATGGTTGTTAATAGGGAGTACGGTGGTTGGGTCGACCAAACATTATTGATCAATCCTAAGATTACAGCAGTACAACACGATACATTAGACTATACAGATGCTGGAAGTACACTTACTTGGACTATTACACTACAGTATGAGTCAGTGGTATTTCGTCCTTCTACAGAACACGAAGATCAAAAGAAATATAGTTCTGCTAATAGCGCGGCCAACGAACAAGGCGGAGAAATGCCAGATGTCAGTAACGACGATCCTAGCGGCTTCCCTCCCGAAGATGAATGGCCCGATGATCCAGAACCAGGCCTGACTGAACAAGAGCCCGGATGGACCACTGGTGGCGCCGGCGATCTTATAACAGGTCCAACTCCTATTCAAGCTCGTGCAGCCGCGGCGATAGCACAAACTACTGCTACTGTTATAGCAGGAACAGCGGCAGTAGCTGGAGTTATAAGTCCAGGTGGCGCAGTAACAACTCCTAATTTAGGTAATAAACCTCCTGCAAACTTAGCAGAACAAATAGGCGACAAGTTAAGTCAGTTAAACAAAAATATTACACAACAAGGCGGTCAATTCTTAGATAAAATAAGTGGCGGAAATATTGGAGTAGGTAAAGCTATTAATCCCACTACTATAGCAGGAGCATTGAGCTTGGTAGCTATGGTCAAACGAAACGGCGTACAAGGCATTATTAAGAATCCAGTTGCGGCCGCTGGAATCGCTGTAGCAGTAGCAAAACAACTACCTGCACTAGGTGGCACTAAACTTGGCGGCGGCAATTCATTCGGCGGACTAACCGACGGCAAAATTAATAAACAAGCAAGCGTATATGAACAGGCCGCGTTAGACTTAGCGGCGGCTTCAGGGAAAAACGTTAGTTCTATAACTAACATGGCTAATCTAAGTTCATTGCAAAAATTTATAAAGTTAGGTTGATATGTTAACTACAATAGCTGGCGACAATCCACAAAATTATGCTATTAATCAGCAAACTTATGATTTGGTTGTAGCGAATTTAGAAAGAAAAGGAATTACTGCTCCGATGGCCAGAGTATTGGCTTACGAAATTTTGCTTATTTCTAAAATTACAGAACAGCCTTACAATGCAATATTATCTAAGATTTCATCAAACGGATTGAATATAGACCAAGAATTTATTGACCAGCTGAATTTATTACGCGGCGCCGGCAACAAATTAGGAGTCGAGAATTTAGCTAAGACTAATAAGTTTATTTCTCGTGCAATAGTCTAATGGCATCAAATTATAGACAGGGAAGATATACTGTACTAAACCCAGACAAGTATATCGGCAACAGTACGCCAAAATATCGTAGTGGTTGGGAATTGACGTTTATGCGATTTTGCGATAACCATCCGGGGGTTATCAATTGGGCCAGTGAAAGTTTGCGTATACCTTATATAAATCCCTTTACAGGTAAACAAACATTTTATGTTCCTGACTTTGTTATAATGTATCAAAATAAACAAGGTCAAAAAATGACAGAAGTAATTGAAGTTAAACCTCGTGGACAAGCCAGATTAGAAGAAGCACGTAGTCAACAACAAAAGGCGGCAGTGGTATTAAATATGGCTAAGTGGGAAGCCTGCAAAGCGTGGTGTAAAAAACACGGTGCAGTTTTCAGAGTAGTCACAGAGGAAGACATTTACAACAGAATGGGACAGAAGAAAAAATGACACGTAAATTAGAAGAATTGTTTGGGTTGCCACCCAATGATTCTACAATTAATCAGCAAGATCCGGAATGGGATCTTGCAAATCAAGATGCAGACGTTGAAAAAGAAGTAACAGGTACCGACGTTGTGCCACCGGAACAATTGAAAGCAACTTTAGATTTAGCTGAAAAAATTGAACGTGCATTGCCTCAAGTTAGAGATGTTGATAGCACCGACGCCGACTTAGACGAATATGCTAAAAAAGCCATGGAAACTTATGATAGGCTAGTTGATTTGGGGATGAATGTAGATGACAGAAATGCAGGCATGATATTCGATGTTGCCAGTAAAATGATGTCAAACGCAATTACAGCCAAAAACAGCAAACTAGATGCAAAATTACGCAGAATTGAACTACAGCTAAAAGCCAGCAAGTTGCAGTTAGACAAAGACAAGTTTCAAAGCGGCAAAACCCCAGGTGCAGGGGATATAGTAGAAGGCGAAGGCTATATAGTAACAGATCGAAATGCCCTACTTCAAGGCATAGTTAATAAAATCAAAAACGATAAATAACACATCGGAGACTATGCAATGAAGACCCTATTAGAATACATAGAAGCTAACCAAAAAGATTATAAAATTCGCTTAAAATTTGCTTTTGAGCCCAGTAAAGATCAAATGGCAACCTTAGAGCGTCACCTTAAAAAGTATGACGTTAAAGACGTTAGTAATGTAGCACGACTAATGCTACAAAGCCAACCAACAGATTTTCCCGACTATAAAGGATACGAAATTTATTTGGTAGATGCAGTAACAGCATTGCCTGTTAGTTATGATTCTTTAAAGCAAGAAATTTGTGATTTATTATGTGTAGATCCTAGTCAAATTAAAGTACGTAATCCTGACGCTCCACGTGAAGAAGAAGTAGACCAAGAAGAAGCCAAAGAAGAAGAGTATGTACCTAGACTAACAGATGAAAAATATTCTGAAATAGAACAAACAAAAACAAAGCCTGCATTTGGCGATGACTTTAATGCAAGTTTTCTAAAAGACTTAGCTGGGCAAAAGCGCAAGCAAGAGTTTGCTAAACGTCCCGACGTTAAACCTTCTAAGCCTCTCAAAGCAGAGAAATCCTTAAGTCCGATCAGCGGAAGAAATACTATCCCTGATCCAATGAAGATAGGAAAATAAACCATGGCATTTAAAGATAACAAAACAGTAGGCGAAGAAGTATCTAACATCCTACGTCTAGCTAAAGTAAAGTTCAATGAATCCGCACTAAAAGAATGCGGTATGGATTGGCAAGCTCCTTTAGATCAACAACAAGAAGATCGTTACAATCTAACAATCACAACCAAAGACAAAACTGTTACAGTTAATACAACCAATCCCGAAGACATTATTCATTTAATGAAGCTAGGCGGTATGGATGTTGGCAGTCATACAGTTGCCCCAGCACCAGTTGCTGATATTGGATTTGGCTCAGGAGAACTAACAGGCCTAGGACTTCCAGGCATGTCCGGAGAACCAGCAGCCGAAGGTATCCCTGTACAGATTGATGTATTAAGTGACATGGGTGACGAAGAAGGCGAAGAAGAGCACGGCGACATGGATATGGGCAGTGACGAAGAAGGTGACGAAGGCGATGAAGAAGCCGAAGACGATGAAGATGAAATGAAAGAAGAGTCTGCTGACTGGGCCAATACCCCTGCAGGCTCTGATGGCCAGCAACGCAGTCATGGCGATATCGCTGATCAAAGTGCGGCTGGCACAGGCGAAGGCAACAAAACTTATGGACAAAATAAGGCCCCAGGTCAAGGAGACAATCCATTGGCCTATGAATCAATGATGGAAAGTTATAAACAATTCAAGGCAGAAAGTGCAGATATGGATAAGATCCCTGCATACATTAGAAAAGCTAAAGGCAAAAGTCAAGAAGTAGCACAAAAAGAAATAGATAAACTAAACGACAAGTCTGGTGCCAAAGTTTGGAGCAGTCCTCGTTTACCAAAAGGCAAAACTAACGAAGCAGACATGGAAGAAGGCAACGAATTCTCCGGTGAATTAGCGAAAGCTAAAGCCAGCGGTAAAGAAGAGTTCGAAGTCGACGGCAAAAAGTATAAAGTCAAAGAAGCGGCCAAGCCCGACTTCCTAGACGTTGATAAAGATGGCGACAAAAAAGAACCAATGAAAAAAGCAGCCAAAGACATGAAGGCTCCTCAGGCAAAAGTAAGTCAACATAGTCTATTGAAGCCGACAGGCAAATCAAAGAATGGGCTCTCAGGACAAGTTCCCCAGGACAAAGAAGAAGATAAGAAAACTAACGAATCAGCAGAACAATTGGCATACATGCGTAAACTAGCAGGCTTAAAGTAAATTAACTAAAACATGGAAAAGGTGCTCAGCACCTTTTCTTATCTGTGAAAAAGGTTAAATACTTACATAATGGCACACCTTCAAGAAAATATATTAGTCAAAAAACCTTATCAACAAGAACAGTACACGCACGAACAAATCGAAGAACTTATTAAGTGCGCCAATGATCCTGTGTACTTTTTGACTACACATGCATACATTCAACACCCCACAAAAGGTCGTGTTAAATTTGATTTATTTGACTATCAAGTAGAGCTAATTAACTGTTATCACGAAAATCGTTACAGCATTAATATGCTGGGACGTCAAATGGGTAAGTCAACTTGTGCTGGCGGCTACTTATTATGGTTTGCAATGTTTAAACCAGACAGTACGATTTTAATCGCCGCACACAAACATACTGGCAGTCAGGAAATTATGCAACGTATTCGTTTCATGTATGAAAGTTTGCCTAATTATCTGAGGGCTGGTGCAACTAGTTATAACAAAGGCAGTATTGAATTTGACAATGGTAGCCGTATTGTCAGTGCCACAACAACAGAAAATACCGGTCGTGGTATGTCATTGACACTAGTTTACTTAGACGAGTTTGCATTCGTACCACCACGCATTGCCAGCGAATTTTGGACTTCGTTGAGCCCTACACTAAGCACCGGCGGTAAGTGTATTATTACCAGTACCCCAAACCAAGACGACGACCAATTTGCACAAATTTGGCGCCAAGCCTGCAAAACAACCGACGAGTACGGCAACGATACTGGCATTGGTGCTAACGGTTTTAAAAGCATTAAATTTATATGGAATGCACATCCAGAGCGAGATCAAGCATGGGCCGACGCAGAACGTTCTAAGATTGGAGAAGAGCGTTTCCGTCGTGAACATTTATGCGAGTTTGTTGTCTACGACGAAACTCTTATTAACAGTCTTAAATTGTTTACTATGTACGGTGAGGATCCTTTGCTTAAAGCAGGACAAGTACGCTATTATAAAAACATAGATTCTAGTTGCAGTTATATACTAGGATGGGATCCTAGTTTAGGCACAGGCGGCGATAATGCAGCCATACAAGTTATTGAGTTACCTACAATGTTACAGGTAGCAGAATGGCAACATAATAAAACAGATATCAGAGGACAGTTGCGAATAGTTCAAAGTATTCTTGGCTATATAGACCACGAAGTTAAGAAAAGCAGTAAAAAATCAGAAATATTTTGGAGTGTAGAAAACAATACACTGGGCGAAGCCGCGCTAATGGCTATTAGTGAATTTGGGGAAGAAACTATTGCTGGAACATTTGTCAGCGAACCCGGTAACAAGCGCAGAGGTTTTACTACTACAAACAAAAGCAAAATTGCGGCTTGTGCTAAATTAAAACATTGGATCGAAAGCGACAAATTAATACCCAAAAGCAAAAACCTAGTCAGGGAGTTAAAAACATTTGTTGCTAAAGGAGCTAGTTTTGAAGCTAAAGAAGGAGAAACAGACGATTTAGTAAGTGCTCTATTATTAACAACTAGAGTAATTCAATATCTAAGTAATTATGATGAAAAATTGTTTAATGCTTTAACTGATAAATCTGGGCTAAATCCAGACATAATTATGCCCATGCCAATTGGTGTCCTTTAAGATAAATAAAAGCATGACTGTAAATTACAAAAACGTTAGTAAAAGAATATTTGATCTGTTAACAGGCACAGATCGCAAGTTTATTATGGGCGACGATTCTGCAAAGAAAACTCTAAACCCAAATGAAGCAGTGAGATTTTATGTTGAGGATTTACATTCTTTAATTTTTGTAGATCAAGCCAATGGAAAAGTCGAGCTAAGTGCTAGCAATCACGCTGATCCAGATGCAATCGACCAGTTAAAAAATGCTGTGAAAAATACAGCTGAACATTATATGCTAGGTTTTACAGTTAAAAACTTCGGCAAAAAATTAGAACCTAAGAATTTTGCATTTATGAACGTTGAACAAGTAGATGAAAGTTTTAGCCCTATGTCAGGCACTAGTCGTAGCAGTTATCAAAATACAGGTTCTGCACGACTAATAATTAGACACAGTAAACCAGTCAACGAAGAAATTCGTGGCTCACGTAGTCGCAGTATCAAAGCAATTTACATTGAAAATGCAATAGGCGAACGTTTTCAATTTCCTATGCGCTGGCTAACTGGCGCACGTAGTATGGCCCGCCATATTGCTGAAGGCGGCTACCCGCACGATGAACGTGGGCAAATGATTTTAGGCCTATGCGAACAATACGCTAGTTTGCGTAAGTTTGTACGACATGCTAACGGTCAAGGTTTTATTAACGAAGAAACCAGCGACCTAGTTGAAATGGCCAATACACGCAGTGAAGAAATTCTACGTGCTATTCGAACAAATAATTTTGAAGCTATTAAATATCAACCTGTTCAATTAAGCGAAACAGATGATGTCAGTGAAATTACAAATAAATTTACTAGACATACAGTTAGTCAAGCAGTTGAAAGTGCGGCTCCTTTCCTTTACAGCATGGTAAAAGAAAGAGAACAAGTAGAAGTCAGCCAAAAAGCGTTAAGGGACCTAGTAGATTTAGTGGACAGTAAACCAAAATTTGACATTAGGGATTTGGATGAACATGATCCAGATAATCCAATTAATTTGACATTTACTGACCACGATGCTAAACTTAAACACTTGGCACGTTACATCAGTGATCACTTAGCAGACACTGAAGAAAAGAATGTAATCGATTCGGCAGCTGAACACTATGTTAGTATGGACACTGACAGCAAGAATCAATTTCATGACGCAATTAGAAATCTGATTAGAAAATCTAAAAGCGTAAATAAAGAACACGTGGAAACACGTAGTTTGGATGAATCAGTTTTTGATTTGGTACGCGGCATAAGCCAAAAGTATTCGGTAAAATCTGTTTTAACCAAATAAAAAATAACTTGACTTACATTGAGTAGGACAGTTATAATCGTGAGACTTACATAAAGTAAGCCTCTCTAGGCAAACAATGGCACATTAAGGAGAAAAATTATGGCATCATTGGCAGACATTCGCGCAAGACTTCTTCAAGAAGAAAGCAAATCTAAAGGCAACAGCCGAGGCGGTATGGATAATGCAATTTATCCGTTCTGGAACATCCCAGAAGGTTCGACCGCAACACTTCGTTTCTTACCAGATTTAGACGAAAGCAACACATTCTTTTGGCGTGAGCGTCAAATGATTCGTATTGGCTTTGCTGGTATCAAAGGCGGAGAAACAAACAAGCAAGTAACTGTAACTGTACCTTGTGTTGAAATGTGGAACGAAACTTGTCCGGTTCATGCGGCAATTCGCCCATGGTTCAAAGACAAGCGTATGGAAGAAACAGCACGTAAGTATTGGAAAAAGCGTAGTTACTTGTTCCAAGGTTTTGTTGTTAACAGCCCGTTGGCTGAAGACAGCTTGCCTGACAATCCAATTCGACGTTTTGTCATCAACTCTAGTATTTTCAACATTATCAAGACCGCGCTAATGGATCCTGAAATGGTTGAACTTCCTACAGACTATGTGCAAGGTACAGACTTCCGCCTTGCCAAAACTACTAAAGGTCAATACGCAGACTACAGCACTAGCTCGTGGGCACGTAAAGAACGTAGCTTGAATGAAACCGAACTAGGCGCTATCGCGCAGTTTGGTTTGTACAACTTAAACGACTTTATGCCCAAGAAGCCAACCGCAGAAGAACTAAATGCTATCTATGAAATGTTTGAAGCATCTGTTGAAGGCGAGCTATACGATCCAAGTCGTTGGGCTAATTTCTATAAGCCCGCAGGCTTTAGTACTGGTAGCGGAACTACTGCTAACACAGACGACATGGATGAAGATACACCAGTAGTAGCTAGCCGTCCTGCTCCTGCTCCGATGGCACCTGCACCTGCACCACAAGCACCAGTTGAAACTGCCAGCGTAACTACCGGCGGCACTGGTAAGCCCAGTGTAGACGATCTCTTAAACATGATTCGTAGTCGTAAACAGGCTTAATAACAAGGGCTTCGGCCCTTGTTTGACTTATGTTTAAAAAACGATTACTAGCTAAAAGCAGAGAGTATCCAATGACACTACCAGACGAACGATATCGTGCTGTGATGTGGGCCGAAAGATTCTTAAGAGAACTTGCCCACGATAGAACAAAATATCCTCGTATATCAAAAGCTGTGCGCCGAGAAGCATATAGTATTCTGAGGCATTATCCAAGCAGTTGGGATATGCAAAGAGCATCAACTGCCGCTCCGGAAGTATTTCAAGAGCGTATGGAACCAGTGACCAGGATGTTTATGGTATACGACAAAGAACAAAAGGAAGAACAAAATGGCGAACAAGAAAACCTCAGTGAAAAAAATCAGTGACAAGTTGAAAAAAGTCAGCGACTCGTTTACGATCAATATGTACGACAACGGCTATATGCTGGAAATCGGCGGTCGAAATCAAAATGATGATTGGGCTAATGCAAAAATTTTAGTTGGAACTATCGAAGAACTAACTGCATTAATTCAAGAAGCTAGCGAAATGGAAAGGGACTAATATGACTAAACCATTTGATGTTAGTAAGTTTAGAAAAACAATTACTAAGAGTATTGAAGGTCTTAGCATTGGTTTTAACGATCCTACAGATTGGATCAGCACAGGCAACTATGCATT